TCGCGGTGTTGCTACTGTCTTAGCAGATGGAACCATTGCCGCTGGTAACAACCTTACCTTAAGTGATGGTGTAACTGGCGCAGTTCATGCTAAAGATGCAGAAACAGAACCATTGGTTGGTTACGCTGCATATGCTCCAGACAACACAGGTTATGCTGGTGTAGTATTGCAGAACTTGCCGTAACCTTTAATTTTTCGTGTGGCAGTGGGTAAAACTACTGCTGCACGTTTTTAACGAAAGAGAACACAAATGGCAAAACGTATGGCTCCGCAAAAACAGCAAGAGCATACCCTGCCTGATGAGATCGCAGAAGTAACGTCCACTACACCTGTTGAAGAACCAACAGCCAGTGTTACGCCAGATCAAATTGCCGACCTTATACTTAAGGGAAGCGATGAGACTAAAAATGCAATTCGTAAGGCGTTAGACTTGGACAAAACGCACACTCGTCAGCGCAAATCACCAATTACCAACAGCCAAGTGCGGAATCATGTTCGCGCTGTTGGTGAGGTCACTCACGAACCTGGCTTTGTGCCTGAGCCTCCATCACGTATTGCAGATCGTGGTGAGGAAGCTGTTCGTATCTGGCAAGATCGTTGGTTGGACAATAATGGCGATAACCTGTCAGAATACGATCTCGATCAGTTGGCGGCTACGGCACATCAGTAGATGTCAGAAATTTTTGGACAGGTCAATGCAGCTTCATTTTTTGGAGATTCTGCGTTGATTGGAGCAGTAGAAGCAGATACCGTTAAAGCGGCTGAGTCGTTTACCCTTCCAAGTCTTACGACAACGGAACGCAACGCACTCACCGCTGTTAACGGGATGCTTATCTACAACTCTACGGACAATAAGTTTCAAGGCTACGAAGGCGGTTCCTGGGCTAACCTGATATAGAGTTAGCGGATGACAAATTTGCAGATTCTTCAGATTGCCCTGAGAAGGGTTGGTCTGAATACAGGTAGTTCGACATTTAAAGATAGTGCGCGTGACTATTTAAATCTGGTCACTCAGGACATAGCCTCGCGTGAAAAATGGAACTGGTTATTTAAGTCCTCTACTTTTAATACAACAAACGGCACTCGTACGTATTCGTTGGCAAGTGATGTAGTAGCCCCTCTTTCATTTAGAAATACCACTGAAGATCATGTTATCCTCATCATGTCTACACAAGACGTTGATGCGGCTGATCCAGATGCCAGTGTTAATGGCGATCCTCGATGGGCAGCTATTGATGGCGTAGATGGTAGCGGGAATGTTGAGGTGACGCTATATCCAGAGCCAGACAGTACAGATACGATTGCTTACAGATATTATTCTTCTATACCTACTTTTACTGTTTCCAATGACAACGATTCAATTACGCCTTACGTAGCGGCTGTATGTCAGCCTGCGCTAATACACGGCATTTCTGCTTTATATAAACAGGAAAAGGGCGATGATCAGGGCGCACTGTCGGACAAACAAGAGATGGAGCGCGTCATTGCTGTTGCGGGTAGACAAAATATGAATGTGCAGGGAAATAGGACATACCGTATGCGTAGAGCGGATGACCATATTTCTGGTAAGTTTAGCTTTCAACCTACGGAAGGAAGCATAGGATAATGCCTATTGCCGCTGAATCACTCCGTCTTGGCCCTTGGCGCAGTGGGGTAAACTATAGCCTTCCGGCTGAAGATATGCCACCAGACGGGCTGTATGAGATGGAGAATTGCACTGTAGGGTTAGCTGGTGAAGTTGCCAAGCGTAACGGCTTTGCAAAATATAATTCAAGTGCTATGAACAGCGGTGCTACAGTTACGGCATGTGGTCAAGTGGTGTTAGCCGGAACAGAAAAAACCTTTGCCTTTGCTGGTAACAAATTTTTTGACGTAACGGGCGGTACGGCTACAGATCGAACAGGGACTGTAACGATAACAGCTGGTAATGATTATACATGGGATTGGGTATTAGCCGGAAACACTTTAATTGCGGTAAATGGCCAAGACACGGACGGTATAAAATGGACGGGCGGATCAGCCAATGCAGCAACGCTCGATGACGATGCAAGGTTCACCAAAGCAAAATGGGTAGCTTTTTGGGAAAATCGTGCATGGGTAGCCAACGTAAACGCTGCCGCTGATCGCATATGGAGAAGCGATGCTGGCGATATTGAAACGTGGGGTTCACTTAGTTTTAATTCTGTAGGTTTTGATATTACTGGTTTACGACCATTTCAAAATGTTTTATCTGTCCACACAGAACAGGGCATACATACTCTTACGCCTACTGGTAACGCAACGATTCCTTTCCAACAACAGCAGAGAACACAACGTGGAACGGTTGCAGGTAAGAGCATTGTTACGGTTCCTGGTGAGCGTCAATTATTCGTTCGCAATGACGGCATTTACCAATGGTCAGGCGGTTCTTCTGTAGAGAAGATTAGCTTGGCACTCGATGACAGATATTGGTCAAACCTAAACGTGTCTCGTTTGCCGTATTCATTTTCGCTCTATTATCCGGCACAAGAACAAGTCTGGTTCTTTTTGCCCTATGGCGCATCGCAGACAACGATGAACTCTGTGGTGATTTACTCTGCACGACTTAATGCGTGGTTTGGGCCGTATAACGGTTTTGCGCGTGACAGTGCAGCGTTAATAGATGATCTGCCTCATGCCGGAGACTTTGCCGGACATATTATGAAGCATGACTCTGGAACAAACGATGATGGTGCAGCCATACGGGGCAGTTTTGAAACGGCTGCCATTGCACCGTTTGGCGATGCGATAGAGTGTCGGTGGCTATATAACCGCCTGCTCTACGATAACGAAGGCGCACATGATCTCGATATAGCTCAGATCAGTGCCGGTATTGTCAGTAACTTCCAGACGGTTCAAATGGGCCAGACGGGTGCGTTACTAAACAGCACGTTTGTTTTAAATACTTCAACGCTGGAGTCTAACGTATCGGGCCTGACGAGCGACAGTGATCTGTTTGGTTACGATGCAAGAACTCGATTACGGATTTCTAATTACAACACAGATGAAACATTCACCATTCGGCGTACGTCATTGCAGTACAAGCCTATCGGCAACGTACGCCAACGCAAAACTGGAATAGAATAATATGGCATATCAATCTTCATATGCAGGGGCAATGGCCGCGCAAAATAAAAAGAAAAAGCCTCCAAGTCGAGGTGCGAATACGCCACCAGCCATGCCCCCACCACAGACGTATGGCGGTAATAAAGCCGTAAATATGGCACCGGGCGTTGGAGGAAACGAGGCTGATCCGTTAGTTACTGCTATAGCCGAAGGTGCTACTGGAGGCGGATTAGGTGCAAACAACCAAGATGGTGATCGTGCTATAGGAACTGGACGGCCAACTGGTTCAGATGTTTTTCAGCAAAATATAAATCCACAAGCTGGCCAGGGTGCGAATGCGCCACCCCCTCCACCTCCTTCTCCACCGCCACCACCAGTTCAGCAAAACATGCCAGGTACGGTGCAAGGCGGTAACACGCAAGTACAACAAAACATGGCTGGCACAGTGCAGGGTACGCCACCAGTTCAGCAGAATATGCCAGGTGCTGTTCAAGGTGTACCAGTTCAGCAGAATATGCCAGGTAGCGTTCAAGGTACGCCACCAGTTCAAGAAAACATGGCTGGCACAGTTCAAGGTGGTAACACACAAGTTCAGCAAAACATGCCAAATACGGTGCAGGGTGGTACAAGCGCTAATAATTCGGCTGCTAATATGCCTCCAGGCGTTGGTGGCAATGTAACTACAGCATTACCTCCAAATACTCCGGCTAACATGGATCCAAATGCAGGGGTGACTTCAACAGGTGGTACGGGTTATACTGAGGATACGGCTAAGTCAGCGTTTGGGGGGGTTACTGCTGATGATAATCTTACTAACAAATTACGCGATGACATTAACAAGCAATATCAAGATGCGTTTGGTGGTACTACAACTCAAGCTGAAGATATAAACAAGCAATATCAAGATGCATTTGGCGGTACTACGACTCAAGCCGATGACATTAATAAACAGTATGAAGATGCCTTCGGTGGTACTACTACTCGTGCTGAAGACATCAATAAGCAATACACTGAAGGTATGTTACCAGCTACGACTCAGCGCGAAGACATTAATAAGCAATACGAAGAAGCCTTTGGTGGTACTACAACTCAAGCTGATGATATTAATAGGCAGTATGAAAAAGCCTTTGGTGGTGCGCCTGTACAGACTACGGATCAGCGCGATGACATCAACAGGCAGTATGAAGAAGCGTTTGGCGGTGCGCCCGTACAGACTACACCAACTGACATTGCAGGGGCCGGTGCTGATATGGCTGCTGCACAAAATGTGGTAACGCCTGAAGCCGAACCGATGCCTGGCACGTTAGAGGATGCGTTACGTCAGCAATACATGAGCAGAGTGGGTGGAACAGATGACCCAATTTTAGCCTCTCAGTTAGCCGATCAACAACTACGCCAAAACGAGCAACGTAAAGCCTTAGTTGAGCAGTTAGGTCGTTATGGGGTGTTGCGAGGCGGTGGAGATACAGCGGCAGCTTTAGCGAGGATGGGCGAGGGCGATGAGCGTAACCGATTAGCATTGGAGGCTCAAGCGGCACAACGCAGACAACAGGATTTACGTGATGCTCAAGGCTTTGATTTAGGCCAACGTGGAATGGGCTTACAGGAAGACAGATCACAACAGGACACCTTAACGCAAGCATTGAATCGCGATATTGCCAGAGCAGGTCAGACCGGAATATTTGAGCGCGATAAAACAATGGCCTCAAAAAGACAAGCCGCTGAACTCGATGCGTTACGCAGGGGTCAGGAACGAGCAGATGCCGGACTAACAGGACAATTTGGTGAGGATGGCGCACAAACCTTACAAGCTCAACGTCAAGAGGCTGAACTGTTTGGCGAAGTAGGTGACCGATCAACATTACAGTCTGATATACAGCGAGGCACGTTAGGGTTAGGCGAACGTAAAACAGGATTAGCAGAACGTACGGGTGCAGAAGATATACGCAGATCGGCTACTCAGCGTGGAGCAATAGAAGGTCAGGAAGGCCGCGCCGAACGTCAGTTAGTAAGCGGATTAGATACTGAAAACCTACAGCGTAGGATAGCTGAAGCTGGTCAGACAGGAAGGTTTGACTTTGGAGATCAACGTGGAACAACACAAACACAGCAAGCCAAAGCATTGGCAAGTGAACTGGATACGGCTGCATTAGGACGTGATGCCACACGCGCTGGTTTGACGGGTGAGTTTGAAGAAGATCAAACATTGGAAGCGCGATTACGTGAAGCTGCTTTAACCGGATTTATGGGTCAAGATCAATACGATGAAGAAGGAAACCTTATATCTGAAGCTCCACGCACATTGGCTGGAAGAGAAGAAGAGATGAGTAGAGTTGGAGCAATGCTTGCCGCTGCTGATGCCGGTGTTATTGGTGAAGGCACTGCACAACAAGCTGTTATAAATGCATTAAATCTTACAAAACAAGACGATGTAACCAAGTTAACAGATGAGCAAAACCTTCAACAAACATATACAGATTTAGATGGAGAAGAGGCAAACACAGTGCGATTGCTAATTGAACAAGGTGCATCCGAAGACGAAGCCTTAGCAACAGTGCGAGGACTCAGAAACTAAGACTAGAATAATAAGGAGAACTTAGTATGAAAATTAATCGCCTTTTTGACTCAATTTTTTGGTTTGCCAAGAATCCGCTTAAAGACACACATATGGGGTTTTTGCCAGCAGCAGCAGCACCATATGCGATACCAGTTGGATTAAGTTTAGCGCAAGGTATGTTTGGCAAACAACAAGCCAAACGCGATGATAAGCGCATGGAAGAACAGTTAGCGCAAGATAAGCTGATACAGGCTTTTACTAAACAGGCGCAACCTCAGATGCCACAACAAGCATCACAGCCTGGTATTGCACAACAAGTGGCTGGCAGTGACTTGACGCGCAAACTGCTTGAAGAATTAGCCGAAACTAAACTCGGCAT